GATTAACTGGTTCCCCATGGATAATAACTGCAAGTCCTCCCGGTTTACCAGTTTATCAACTGACTCAAAAAGCCCTCCTTTTTTCCAGTCTTTTCCTGCGCTTCGTGGCATTAGATAGTCACTAGGTAAATTGGTAAAATTGACTAAAACATCGTCAGAATTAATAATGACCACAAAACGGGCATTGGTTATTAATGTATTACCGTTCTTTTCTTCATACATTATCCTGTCATATTTTCCCAGGATTATATTAGCTTGTAGCTTCTGTATATCCATGCCTTATACCTCCCTTTATGCGACGATATGCCATATGCCATTATATTCCCTTACGTTGTGTACCTGGTTATTCAACTTAATAGTTGCTGAATATCCATAGTCTGACGTATATACTGTCACTGTACGGGTAATATATTTTACACTGAACCTCCAGTTATTACGCGGCCCATCCGTGCGAATTGCTATAGTCTGTCCCCGTAATACCTCTTTCATACTTCGCGCCTCCCTTGTATGGTAGATGTTACTGGCAATTAAAACACATGGATAATTCAAAGTAAAACCCACATATAATCTAGCCAGTAACATCAGTTACCTGGTTATTAAATATCCAGTATAGCTGCCATTTTTCCTTTATGTTCCTTCGTATGTACCTCGTTAGGTTCACCATAGTAAAAGCCAATAACCTCCACTTTCGTTTCCTTGCCGCCGTTGATTTTTGCCTCCTGCATAATGAAGGTTATATCATCCTTCTCTGCGTATACAGTGTAAACCCTGGGGCCGTTACAGTAGTCCTCCAGTATGGCCTTGAAGTATGGCCATATTACTGCATAGAAGTCCATTTCAATATCTGTTATTTCATTTTCGCGTTTCCCCCAGTTTATCAAAAGATTTTTCTGGTATTCGTTTCTATACTCAAAGCATAGGCAGGACCGTTGCCAATCTATAAATCCTTTAAAATCAATGTTAAAGTTATTATTACAAGACTTATAATCCTCATAAAACCTTTTTACCCCTGCCTCTATTGCGCGGTCGTCTTCGTCATAATCCTCCAGACAGTCCACGATATAAGCTACAATTTTTTTTGCGTTTAACATTGTTGCCTCCTTTAAAAACTAAATGAAACTCCACTGCCAAAATAATACTGGTCCAGTGTTTCGTCGACGCTCCGGCCGCGTTCAGCAGCCAGTTTATCCACGATGGTTTTTGGTACTAGCCATACCGCGATACCTCGCGGATCTGACTGATAGTAAAAATAGCACCCATAGCGGTCAGCGATGGTCCGCGCCTCTTCCTTCAGATTTTCTTTACGGGTATCGTTCCAGGTCAATTGACGTTCAGTCATTGGATAATTACACTTACGTATTCCAATGTTGGTCAACTGGCGTTCAATGATACACAACGCCTCCACATCGTCCAACATCCGAATACTGGGCTGCATATCCAAAATATGAGCTAATGCTGCTGCTTTTACCTGAACCTGTTTTACTTGTTTTTTAGTCATATAAATACCTCCCTATCCTGGGAGGGTACATTGATTTATACCCTCCACTATCTTTATACATTTACGCTGGAGTTACATCATGGGCGAAAATGTCACCATTGGCCCAAAATACTGGCCCATCATAATTTGCTATAATATCCTCCTGTATACCTTCGTCACTCCACCAAAAATCCTCATCTATCTCTATGTACTGCCGGATTATATCCCCCACCATTTCAATAAAATTTTCTATGGTAGGATGGCTACCTGCTTTCATTTCACCCTTGAATTTTTCCACTGCGTCTGCTAGTGTAAAATCCATGTAATACTCCCCATCGAATACGTGGGTACACTTCGACTGGCGGGATTTGTTACCCTTCCATATAAATTTTAATTTGGTAGGATAATAATGGTTATAGATATACGATAATGCACGATTATCCTTTAAATTTAAAATTTCCTCGTCAATATAGCCAGTGTTAAACCCTTCAAAATCATTGTAATAAATAGGGGATGTTTCCAAAATACCAGCTATTTTCTCTATGCTTTTACTGTCCTCATACTCCCATGGCCTGGACTCCCCCGTCTTTTCCCTGCGCGTGCGCTCATTCTCAATGGCACGCGCCTGGCCTTCCTGAGTAAGCTCCTCGAAAGTGAAAAGGTTAATTGTAATAACTCGCATAATTTTGCCCTCCCTATATTCTTATAAAGTAACATCAGTGTAACATCACTGGCTGCAAATTGATAAAAACGGTTTTATGTAGTTGTCGCCCGATCCTCCTCTGTCTCTTTGATTGTCCTTATTATACCTCTGTTATTATCTTCTGTCAACACTATTTTTTTATAAAGTCATGTTAGTTTAAAGCGTTTATATAAATTCGTCTAAATACTGGCGAGCATTGCAGCCCATGAAATACGCGCGGCCATCTCTTGTATGCCGTACTTTTGACCGCCGGATGCGCCCTGCTATCCCGTCGGTAGTAAACACGGCAAATATTACAAAATCATCTGCGCCAAATTCAAAGTTTATAATTCCTATCCCTCCAGTATTAGAAAAATGTTTTGAAGCTATTATTTTTACTGTCTTTTCCATTATAATGCCTCCCCTATCTACTATTAACTCCAGAATATATGTGCCTCCAGTATATCCTCCGCGCCCTCTGCCTCGATAGCATAGCGGAATACTGCACATAAAACAGTATCGTTTATATCATTGTCAAATACCTTCAAAGACTGCGCCAGGCTATGCATACCTCCTCTAAAAAAATTTGCTTCCTCTTCGTGCTTTTCTTTTCTATGGTAAACATAACCTCGGCACCAATCAGCCCAGTTATCCAATAAAATCCTCTTTTCCTTCCTAGTTAACATTGACAAAACCTCCCTATACCAATGTATAAATCATTGCCAAAACGGCTGCCGTCATTGCATAACGTCCCCATGGGCGCGGGCCATAGGCATACCCTGCGAATTTTTCCGTTCCATCGTACTCAATAACTTTTGTTATAAAGCGTGGCCGTCTGTAGGACTCGCAAAATGCCAATATATAATTTACTGCTTTTTTCATACTTCGCCCTCCTCTGTCTGACGGGTACAAACCAATGTACCCGTCAATGCTTTTATCTCTTACAAAATCCCCTTGACCTCTAAAATAAAAGCGTTCAAAAGCTCCAGTATTTCCTTCTCAGGATTTTCAGAGGTGGACAAAATAGCCATAGCCTCCGCCTCGTATTTGTCAATCAACTGGCTAGGCAAACGCGTTCCTTTTACTGGCGCGTATCCAGTGGATATAACAACGCCATCAATAATATATATGTCACTGCGCCATCCATATGTACGGGACTCAGTCCATCCATTGCGCGGAGTATATGCAAGTAAAGACTGTATAGCGTTTGCGCTTATGCTTACAATTGGCATCCCTAAATTTTTAACCTCTTTATTTGTATATTTCTTTTCCATAGTAAAACCTCCTATTTTTATACGTTTACACTGATGTTACATTAGTATGTGCAATATGGCGCGGTAATTTCAGTGTAACCCTTTTCAGCCAGTCCTTGGCGATAGCTATTTACAGCCTGTTTTGTGCTGACGTTGTCGCAATACAAACCAACATAAGGGAAAAACATGGTTTTATCATTGTCATTCTGTACGGCTATGACATGATAATGATAATAATACTTGATAGTATTGTTATCCTGCGCCTCCTTGCTATGGTTGCCAATTTTATGGCTTTTTTTAGTACTATTAATAAGTTTTTCAACTGCCTTTAACATATAAATACCTCCTATATTTTTTATAAAGTAACATCAGTGTTACAACGGTTTTAAAAAAATATACTCTTATAGCCTCCTCCCCTACTGGCTGCAAATTGCCCTATCCTCTTTTATCGTCTCTTTGATTGTCTTTATTATACCTCTGTCATTGTCTTTTGTCAATACTATTTTTTTATAAAGTCATATTTATTTAACTAATATCAACCTCCTTTAATTTTTGGTATACCTTATTATACCATAGATAATAACAAAATGCAATACTATTTTTTTATAAAATAATATTTATTTTGTAAAATTCTGGTCTGCTACTGGCTGCAAATTGGCAAAAATGTATTAACTATTTAATAATATTGTTCGCCCTCGATTGTGAATAAAGTCCCATTAGTTTCAAATTCTTTAATTATATTGTTATCGCTTGCAATAATATCATAGTAACTGTTTTTAAGCTCATTGTATTCTTCACAAATGGCAGTAATAAAATCGTCAAGGTTTACACACTCCCATGTGTCCACATATCTCCTGTACCTTGCCAGTACATTGTTAAACACTGCATCATTACAAGGTAAAAAATGCTTTTCAATGTATTTTATCATTGCTTTACCTTTTAACGTGCGTACTTCCATAGTATAGTTTGTTCCGCTATAGTCGAAAATGAAACGGCGCGGGCTTAACTGTAAATAATTCACGTCTAATACCTTTATAATATAATCGATGTCATTGTCTAGAGGTGTATCGATGCTATAGTCAATATTTTTTCTATAGTCGATAATTGCCCTCTGTTGTGCCTCTGCGCTTAATTCGTTAAAGTAAAATGATGTCATAGTGTTTAGCCTCCTCTATCTCTTTGATTGTCTATATTATACCTCTGATAATAGCAAAATGCAATACTATTTTTTTAAAAAGTCATATTTATTTTACAATGTTTTCGGTGGTGGTTCGGTGGTGGTTCGGTGGTGGTATCGTGGGTTTTTTCATAGGCGCGTCGCGTCAAAAAATGGCGATACAGTACCACGGTTAAAAATGCCAGTCGACGGGGAACAAAATCCCTCGCCTCGTATAGTCCAGTTTTTGCCGTGGTGATGGCGTTGGTGGTTCGGTGGTTGAGTCGTGGCAATGACTGGTACAAGACGACACACAACGCGCCTATTACATGACTATATACATATAAAGTCATAGCATAATTATTTGACTGGCAAGGGTTCGGGTGTTGTAATGGCGTTTGGTGACGTTATAGGGGTATTGTGGGAGGGGTGCGGAAAATATGACCAATGAGGCAACCTGGCAGCTCCCAGGCGCGTGCATAGTCCTCCCTCCGTATCCGCGCCATATCGAAAGTTTTTTCAATGTTTCCCTATGTAAAACCTATCTAAACCCTTGTAAATACTGGGCTAGAACCACCTTGATACACGCGGGAATAGGTGTTTTTCGGTGCAAAATCCAGCGTAAACCGTTGATATTATTGGCTTTATCGTGGTGATACACCATTTTTCTGTTATCCAGGTACACTTTATCGGAATGAACGCAGCGAATAGTGTTATATCTATGTAATACTATGCTGCTTTATCGGCACGAAATGTAGATTTCATGGGCTTTTACGTGACTTCCCCGCGGAGGGGTGCATTGTTTTCTACCAATGGTGAGCGTGTGACGACAACCAGTGATACAGAAAATTTTTTATACAATTTTTTACTATTATACTGCTATACTTGTATACTATTATTTAATATTATGTAATAGCAAATAAATACAAAGCTAACACACGCTGACCCCACGCTATGTCACGGTAATCCCATGTTATTACACTATTATGTAATAGCACACTATTATGTAATGACGTAAATATGTTATGACTATGTTATATCTATGCTAGTACACTATTATGTAATAGTATAATATTATGTAATAGCAATAATTCCCCCGAAGCCCTGAAAATTTTTTAAAATCCGTAATCCATTGGTATTACTGGGTTTGAACCACTTTCACAAAATTTTTTTCAATTTTTTTTAAAATTTATGGTTGCATAAACCCCCTATTTTTGTATTATATGTGAAATCACTTTACGACATCATACGGATGGTCAGAGTTATACTTTGGATTCCTATGGTAGTACGATTGTGTACCGATGGTAAGATACCTTAGAGTGTATACGACAGAGTATATACGCGAAGCGTTACGACCAGAGCGAAGCGAAGGGAGTACCTACGTAGGTAGCCAAGGTTATGGGGGGTAGGGGGGCAAAGAATATCTAAGGTTATAACAATGGTAATACAATGAGAGTCCCTTCGGGACTTGCCTATCGGCAATATAGAATATCGTATTGAATTACCCATTGGCTATTAACTTGGTTTTACTTTGGTATTAACTAAGTTATATACAAGTGTCCCGCGAAAAACGCTCACGCGGGAATTTTAGTTCCGATAAAGCAAAACACATTGCTATGGAATGTCTTCGATGACCCACTAGTGTAAAATAGTGAAAAAATAGTGAAACCTTACTGAACTCAAAATTTGTAACCAATGTTATACATCGGTTTCATATTCTGAGATAGTAATAGTATTACGAGGTACAATTGGAATTATTAAACATGGATTGTATGAAATATTTACCCCAGGTGAAGGATAAGTCAATTGACTTGGTGGTAACTGATATTCCATACGGAGAAGTTAATCGAAAAAGTTCTGGTCTAAGGAACTTAGATAAAGGGATTGCAGATGTAGTTAATTTTGCAATGCCTGATTTAATTAATGAATTAGCCAGGGTTGTCAATGGTAGTATGTATATTTTCTGTGGCCGTGAACAGGTTAGTGAAATCTGTAGTCTAATGACGGTCAACGGTATGTCAACAAGGTTATGTATCTGGGAAAAGACGAATCCATCTCCGATGAACGGAACTCGCCTTTGGTTATCCGGCATAGAATGTTGTGTCTTTGGTCGGTTCCCAAAAGCGACTTTCAATGAATACTGCAAGAATACAGTATTTAGATACCCTTGTGGGCGTTCTAAAGTTCATCCGACAGAAAAGCCATTGAAGCTGATTGAACGTTTAGTGCTTGCCAGTTCCAACGAAGGAGACGTTGTACTTGACCCATTTATGGGCAGTGGAACTACTGGTGTTGCTTGCAGGAAAAACAACAGAGACTTTATAGGAGTCGAATTGAGCGAGCAGTATTATCAATTGGCGAGACAAAGGATTTATACCGAGGTAGCTTAACGGTAAAGCGGGGGTAACGCAGTATACTTGGCGATGAGGGTTCAATTCCCTCTCTCGGTTTTATTAAATTGGCATTGTAGCTACCGTTCCTTCCTGAGCCGTGGAATACGGTAAATTACCTTACGAGACAAGGGCGATAAGTATTGGGAGTTTGCTTATCATGGATATGGCCGTGTCCTTAAAACGGCAAAGGGGCGCAAGTCCCTTTTAATGGGCAGGTGTGCTGAGAGGCGAAAGCAGCGGACTGTAAATCCGTGACATTAGAAACATCGAAGGTTCGAGTCCTTCTCTGCCTACCAAAACGATGGTCCCTCCGACAAGGGGTTTCGCTACTGGTAGGACTGACCAAGGGCATGGCTTGGTCCTGCCAAACAATAACAACGGTGATTCGCCACCATAAGAGCGAGGCTAAAAAAGTGATACCTCGGTGGGCTTGCGTTAGACTTGTCCACTGGGATTTTTACAAAGTTGGTGCAGGGGTTGGGAACTGCTTAAATGGCGTAATCCCCGCCAGCCAATAAACTATGTGGTCAGAGGCGTATACCTGCGGGGAACGCTCCAGGTGGTAATCTGCGGAAAGCCACCTGCAAATAAATAAGGAAAAACCTTCGGGTTTTGCAAGGCGCGTATTGGCAGTTCGATACGCGTCTATTTTTTTACAAAGGAGGATGACGCAATGGCAAATATGCACCCTACGCCACCACCTCCGGGATATGCTGCTCCAGACCGTTGTAATGCTACTAGCGGGTCCAAAGGGCAGTCCTTGGTTGAATACTTTGGCTTGACTCAGCTTGTCCGCGAGAAGCGTATGCAGGGCATGAGTTACCGAGATATAACCAACGAGATAAACGAATCGCATTTGATTCCGAATGAATACAAAATATCTCACAATTCCATAGCCCGGTGGTGTCGGGACAATGGTTTTGGCGGTGATATGACTGCACCGACCAGTGACCAGATAGTTAATGTGTACGGTACCAAAGTCAAGGCTCTGAACTTGGTCAACAGTGCGGTTGATATTGTAACCGTTGAACTGGATGAACTGAACAAAAGGGTCGGCAATGGAAACGTAAAAATTGACGAGTTGAAAGCCGTGATAGATATGCTGGATAAGCTGACGCTTCGCCAACAGACTTTATCAACGGAAATCGGTGCTATTCAGGAGAAGGTATACCGATACGAAACGGTCGAAAAAGCTATGAATATCATTAACGATATTCTGAAAGTTCGTCTGAGAAAAGAGGATTACGACGAAGTGATGAACGCTTTCGGTGAAAATCCGTTGCTTATCGAGAGCCTACGGAAGATAGCACCAAGCAATGTATAAGGAGTAACATGGACGAGAAAAGAGATTATCATGTTGTAAGTTTCAGTGGTGGAAAAGATAGCACTGCTATGCTACTTCATATGTTAGAACTTAATATGCCAGTAGATGAAGTAGTTTTTTGCGATACTACCGTTGAGTTTCCAGAAATGTATAATCACATTGACAAGGTAAAGCAGTATCTTGATAGCGTTGGTTATATTGGTAAATTCACTGTACTGCGTAATAAACACGGCTTTGAATATTATCTACTACATCATAAGCGCAAACGCGGTAAAAATAAGGATAAAGTCGGCTATTCTTTCCCTTCTAATCGTATGCGATGGTGTACGGCAGCTTTAAAAAGAGAAATGGTACGCAAGCATTTCCAAAAACTGACAAAGCAATATAATGTTATCCAGTATATTGGAATCGCTGCTGATGAACCCAAGCGAGTAAAGGATAAGGCTTATCCATTAGTAAACTGGGGTTGGACAGAAGCAGACTGTTTGGCATACTGTAAATCAAAAGGTTTTAACTGGGGAGGGCTATACGATATATTCACTCGCCTTTCATGTTGGTGTTGTCCTTTATCACAAATGGATGAACTGCGAAAACTGCGAAAGCATTTTCCTGAACTGTGGAAGCGTTTGTTGGACTGGCAAAGCCAAACATGGGACTGGTTCAAACCGAACTGGACAGTTGATAAATTGGAAATAAGATTTGCATATGAAGATGAACTTGGCTCTACCCCGCGGGATAGAGCTTTTTTTAATGAAGTAAATAGAAGGTATGGGTTATACATAAATGAGCATGGAAGAAAAAGAACGCCACCCGCGCCATGTTAAAAAGGCAAAGGATTTACGTCGCCATGTCAAAGATAGAGATGACAAGCGATGGGCGAACAAAGAAATTTTCAAGCATAAAACCAGATAGGAGATAGGACTACGAGCGATATACTAGCTTTCAACGACGACATTTTCAAAGATGTGCGCGTCGTTGAGGATGGGTTACTCCGATGGTACGTCGCTAAAGACATTTGTGACGCACTGGGGATAACAAATAGCCGTGACGCAGTTTCGCGCTTGGATGACGATGAAAAACGAATGGTCATCTGCGACACACCAGGCGGCAAACAGAAAGTAAACGCGGTCAGCCCCGCGGGTGTATACCGACTGCTTTTCACAAGCAACAAGGAATACGCGCGGAAGTATCAGCGTTGGGTTATCCATGAGATATTACCGACCATACAGAGGGATGGTCACTACGATATTGCAATGGATAGCATAAATCAGAGAATAGACGACCTTGTAGATATTCTCAAAGAGAGCGGTATTATAAAGCCCTTTGTAAATCCGCGCTACACATTCGACAATCTCAAAATGAGGTTCAAGGCAGCTTGCCCTGGATTACGAGCAAGGGACTTCTATGACGCGCTCGGAGAATGGTACGGAGTGAATGTACCGTTTTCCAACACTATTAACATTACTGTTAAAGAGTGGATTTTACTTAACATTCCGATGGAGTCGATGTTGGAACTTATTAATGGCATTGAGTCCAAGACGATTATACGAAGCCGTAGCGGTCGGTGGGTATCGCTGAACGGTGTCTTCGGTAATCAGACTGAATGGCCACGGATAAAAAAGGAGTTCAACAACAGATGTGCTTACTGCGGTGCTTCGACAACGCTTGTTCCTGAGCATATCATAGCCCAGTCAGCGTTAAGCGAGAGTCAACCTGCGCGGGTTGATTTGATAGAGAACATTGTTCCCGCGTGTCCTAGTTGTAATACAAGCAAAGGAACATCGAAGTTCAAGGACTGGTATAAAAAGCAACCGTTTTTCAATAAGCAACGACATACCAAAATTCAGAACCATTGGAAAAAGTACCATGTGGAGTGATGACCGATGGCAAATGTAATGAAAGAGGTTTTCGGGCATAAGCTACGCAAAGCAAAGAGTGAACAGAATATGCGTGATATTTGCGCACACGATTTCCGAAAGTTTTGCGAGTATTACCTGGAAGACAGTTTTAAAAGCCCTTGGTCAGAGAAGTTCCACCTATGGTTAATCAATAAAGTCGAAGATGTTGTATTGAATCATCCCGACGAGGAAACACGCAATGTCGTGGCTGCCCCGCGTGGCCATGCGAAGTCGACATTGATTTCCTTTGCTTTTGCTATATGGTGCGTGTGCTACGGATATAAGAAATTCATTGTAATAATCTCTGCTACTGGTCCAGTAGCAAAGCAGTTCATTGTTGATATTCGTAATGAACTGGAGTTCAACGAGCGGATAAAACGCGACTTCGGTGTTATGAAGAATGACGCGATTTGGAATAACAGTGAAATATATACTTTGGCGACGCGTGTGTACCTCACCAGTAAAGGCGGTGGTGCGCAAATGAGAGGCATGAAGTTTAATTCCACTCGTCCTGATTTAGTTATCATTGACGACTTGGAAGAACCAGAGCAGGTGGAGAGTCCATCGCAGAACGCAGCATTGCAGCGATGGTTTAACTCAGATGTAATGCCAATGGGCGCACCAAATTGTAGCTTTTTCTATATCGGCACCGTACTTTCCTATGACGCACTGCTATATCATCTGCTGAACGATGGTCAGTATAGTTCTTGGGTTCGTAAAACCTTCCAAGCAGTGCTGAGTTTTTCCGATTCTCCACTATGGAAAGAGTGGGAGGACATCATGGTTGACCTGGAGCGCGGTGACCATGCTTACGATGACGCTTGTAAGTTTTACCAAGAGAACAAAGAGGAAATGCTGAAAGGTACGGAAGTGCTTTGGCCTAATCAGCGTCCCGATATGTACCTCCACTTAATGCAACGAAAACTGGAGTCAGAAGAAGGTTTTGCCTCTGAGTATCAGAATGACCCTCAGACGGAAAAGACAAGAATATTCAAGACTGAGTGGCTAGAGAATAACTTCTATGTTGACCTTCCAGAAATCAAAGAGGTTTGTATTGCTATTGACCCTGCGGTAAACGTAAAACGAACCAATGACTATAGCGTAGTTATTGCGGTGGCACGTTGCGTTGATAACTATTTCTATGTACTGGAGGCAGATATTCAGCGTCGAAGACCAGAGAAACTACTGGATGACGCGCGTGACATCATATCTCAGTATTATCCATACAAACCTAAGATAGTCTGTGAAACCAATCAAATGCAGCAGTTCTTTTCCAATACCTTACAACGTGACCTTATTCAGTCGGGGATTTATTTGGAATGGATAGAGGTTCATCACACTGGCACTGAAAGTAAAGCCAGTCGAATAGAATCGTTGATACCTCATTTACGATTTGGGCATATAAAATTTAAACAGGGACAACATCTGTTACTGAGTCAGCTTCGGAACTATCCGAAGGGACACGATGATGGGCCTGATGGTTTGGAAATGGCTTTGCGACCATTACTTGCCGTTGCAGTTACGCAGTTCTCTTTCGGTGGTATTTCCACTGGCGATAGAGGTAAAAGACAGAGTGGCGTATTCGGTTATCTGCGAGAGTTAATTCACTGAGGAAGCGGGGTGATAAAAGAATGTTTGGAAAGTTGATAAAGTTCATGGCAAAAAGAGGACCCCTTCGGAGGCTCTTACCTAATCAGACCTATTCATCTTGGGTTCCTCCAACGGATAAACACAAGAGCGTTCTTCCGAAGAATCCAAATATTAGACAACTTCGCAATTTCAGTCGCGACCCTATCGTAAGACGCGCGATAACCATTGTGCAGGACACTTTGGCTCGGCAGCCATACCGTATATCTGTCATCGGTGGTCGCGGGAAGCATACGAAGGAAATCGAAATTATAAAGAACATCATCGAAAATCCTAATCTTATCGACAGTAGAAGCAGTTTTACCAAGAGGTTAATTGATGACGCGATGGTGTTGGACGCTATGTGCGCTGAGGTAGCCAAGTGCAGAAGCAATAGGCAACCAGTGTACTTATATCCGGTCGATGGCAGTACCATTCAGATGGTCGTCCCGTATGATTATACCGACGATAACGCAGCCCGATATATGCAAAATCAATTTGATGGCATGAAGTATTTCACTGCTAAGGACATTGCTTATTTGCAGCGGAATTACTTTACTTATCAGCCATATGGTCTTAGTCCAATCCAAGTAGCTTATCAGTATATCAGATATTACTTGGATAGCACTGAACAGGCCAACGATAAAGCGACAAATGCCACGGCAGAGTTCCTTATTTCCCTTGGTGACGGAGTTACTGAGGAACAGAGAAATAGCTTCTGCGAGTACATGAAGAATGAAATCGAAGGTACTGGACATATCCCAGTTGTCGCAGGAAGCAAGAACATTGAAACACGGCAGATTAAAGCTATCAATTCCGATGGTCTGTATTTGCAGTGGATGGATAAGCTGACCCAGATCGTTGGCGTAGCTTTTGGTATTCCTCCAGAGAAACTTGGTATGGTCGTTGCTAATGACCGTTCCACTGGCGAAGACCAAGAGAACGCGATGATTCAGGAATTGATAAAGCCTTATGCGTGTATGTTAGAAGACTTGTATAACAAGTATGTCATTGACACCATGGGACTTGGCGGTGTACTGAAATTTGAGTTTATCTTTGAAGACAGTGAACGACAGAAAACTGCAAAGTCTAAGCGTATTGTTGATGAATACTACAAGGGCGTTATCACTGAAAACGAAGTCCGTAAGATGATGGGCTACGAGGAAAGTTCTTCACAGTATGCCAATATGACCTACCCAGAGAAGACCGCTAATATCAATGTCGACCTCGGCATTGCGGGGGGTTTTAATGGGAACGGAAATATAAAAGATACATCGACAGAAGGGGGTGATAATTAGTGGATAAAAAGAAAATTGAAGCGTCCCTCTCTAATGTTGTGATGTCCTCCGAGCAGCACAAAATGATTATCAATGGTTGCATAACTACTATCGGTGAACCTTCTACTGGTAGTCCATGTGGTGCGCGTGGTAAACTGGCAGTTTTTACCCCGGAAAGCATTGAAAAGTGCGCCCAGTCTTTTGTCGGTATGCCTCTGAATTGTACTTATCCCGATGGATGGTTCGCTGATGGCACTGACCTATTCACTGGTCATGGCTATGTGAACATCGGTTATATCAGAGAAGTTCACGCGGAAGGTAACAAGCTGATGGCAGAAATCGTTGTGTGGAAAGACAAGTTCCCTGACGAGTGCTACATGATACTCAATGGTATCGACGCGTTAGGTTTCAGTGTCGAGTGGTATGCAACGAAGACCCATGAAGACAATGAGTATATTTACATGGATGAATTTGAGGGTGTGGGTTGTGCCATTCTTTGGCAGAATTGCGCTGCTTTCGGTGATACTTTCATTGAAAGACTGGCGGCAGCCCGCGAAAAGAACAGGAGTGATGTGGAAATGACTAAAGAGGAAATGAAAGCCTTTGCAGCGGAAGTTGCAGGTATTGTAAATGAATCCGTTGAGGCTCGTTTTAAGCAGTTGGAGGAAGCCCAGGCTGAAATCAAGGCTAGTGTTGAGGCAGCAAAGTTTGACGCTTCTGTACTCGATGAAGTAAAGGCTTCCATCGAGGAAGTAAAGGCTTCTATCGCTGATGAAGTTCAGAAGGTTGCTGAAATGAAAAGTGCTTCTACTGAGGTGGCTTCTGAGGTAACCGAGAATGAGGTTATCGAAGCTGGTGCTGAGGATCCAGTGGTTGACGGTGCTACTCCGCAGGAAGTTGTAGCAGAGCCAATGGAGGCAGAGGCTTCTAAGGAGGAAGGTTTTGTACCTCCAATGCCAAAGACTGGTCAGCACGTAGAGGCTAACCCATTGATGGCTTCTGAAAGCAAGGAAGACGCAATTCGCAAAATCGAGGCTTCCAATATGACTGCTATGCAGAAGCTGACCGAAATTACTAAGTTGCGCATGAAGAAGGACTAACGGTTCTTCTTTTTTTTATGCGTTAAATCAGGGCGAAAGCCCTTTTTTTATTGGAAAGGATGATGTGAAAAATGGCAAGAGATAAATTTGCAGCCTCCCTGGCTACCAATTCCCACGGTGCTATTATCAAGGCTGAGAGTAATCCTATCAGCGTTTATAACCAGGACCATATGTTGGTTGTGGGCGATTATGACCATGTTTTGAAGGACTTTTTGAAGCGTGATTTTGCCCTGACCTTCAAGGTAAACAGTGTCCGTGCAAGCGGTTATCCTCATGTATGGAACGAGCAGGAGGCAATTCCAGAGAATACCGTTGCTATTGACCCTAAGACTGGCTTCGGTACTGCTGAGAATCCTTCTTACCGTCCAAAGGCTCTGAACACCGACTACAAGCGTAACAACTGGAAACAGGCCTTCTGTCGTGCTTATGCTACTGGTATTCGTTACGACTTCTTCACTCGCGAGATGGAGAACAACTACGGTTCCTTCGAGGATTTGACCGCGAAGGATTACAACGATATGTTCGTTGATTTTGCTCGTAAGACCGCTAACGACTTCTGGAACGGTACTACCGCACTGGATAACCTCGATACCTTCTCTTACTGCGGTATTCTCTCTCAGATTACCGATAAGACTGCTATTGCAGAAGGTACTACCATTTCCGACGCACTGAACACCAAAATCGCTAACCTCATGGCACGACTGGACTACGCAGGTATGCCAAATGTTATTGCGATGAACCCTGCCACTTATGACATTCTCGTAAAGCAGGAGCAGGAGCGTCAGATTTATCGTCGTGAAATCGAAACCGAGATTATCCCAGGTGTAAAGGTTACTGGCTTCTACACTCCTACTGGTGTACTCCCTATCGTTCTCACTCCATTCATCAAGCCAGTGGTTGATGATAAGACTGGCACTGTGCAGCACCAGATTGTTGCTCTGAACACTGAGATGATTGACCGTATCTATATGTTCAACGATGGTCCAAAGGTTTACGAAATCGCAAACCCTGATACTCCACTGGGCAATGACAGTTTGCTGACTGATAAGTTTGTACTTGACTTCGCAAATTACATTGTACATGGCGCACAGACTGGCGCACACTTCATTCTTACTCACACCGCTAAGGCGTAAGTAAGCAGTGTATAAACGATGTGGGGACTTCGGTCCCCGCTCTTTATATACAATTATAAAATAGTATACTAGTAAAGCATTACATAATAGTAAATAAATAGGTGGTGATTCGATGGCAAGAAAAAAGGTTGAGGCTGAGGTTGAAGTTATTGACCCAGAGATTGTAGGGGAATATAAGGTTACCGCTCCATTCAAAGGCTATAACTCCATTTTGGTTAATGGTGTGGAAGTGAAGATTCGTAAGGAGACTACCATTATAGCCACTAAGGAATTTGCGGAAAAGTTGCGGAAAAGAGGTATCATTGAATGATATATTTGACCGAGGAAGAAATTCCGAAGTATTGTACCTTATCTGACAATGTTTCCATAGAACTTGTAGAGGCTGCCAGTGTTCTTATCGACGCGTACAAGGGTTGCAGTTTTGGACCCACTGACCGCGTGGAGCGTGTAGAGATTACACGACGCAGGACAACCAATGAGCAGCGGGGCAAGTTAAACCATTTTCCACGAATTGAAATCACTACAATTCAGGCAAAGCTACGCGGACCTTTTGGGGTAGACACCGTTACGTTGCCGGATAGTTGTATTGACTTTGACTCTCCCGATTCACCATATTTTACCTTTTATATGCCGCGGGAATTGATGTTCAGAAAAGCACCCGACTTTTTACACATTGAATACAAAAGCGGGTACAAGGAAATTCCAGAGGCGATAAAGAGGGCTTGCGGTTTAATCGCTTGCAATATCAGTCAGATGGGTGGCATATTGCGATGGAAGTCCCGCGATGACTATGACATCAAGGTTACCCTTAGTAATGAAGGTGTTATGTCCAGTGAAGTGAAGCAGATTTTAAATGGAGTGATGGTTCAGTGAATGTACTTGCTTTTTACAAAGATAGAATGGAACCAGTTTCCTTTAGAAACAACATAGAAGATGTCCTTATTTTGCGACGCGGTAAATCAATGGCTCCAAAGACTATTGCAGATGGCAAAGTAATTGTATCTGACCTTGACACTCAAATTAAAGACGGTGAAATTATTACGCGTGATAAGACTGGAGAACAGTTTGTTATCATAGCTAAACAACATAGTGCTGACTGCGTACAAATGCAGGGTAAACGAATCAACGGTAAGATTGAAGTATTTAAGTTTGAAGACCAGTATGAGGATTACGAACTGGTTGGCAGTGAAGCCGTAAGCATTGATAAAGATATTCCAGTGTACTTCATGGATATTAACGCTGCTATGAAGCAGTATGACGCGGGTCTTCTCCAAAAGACCGTTAAAAAGATTATCGTGCAGCCTATGGATATTGACCTTCTCTATCGCGTTACTCTCAACGGTCGTAACTATGAAGTAGTCAATGTTAATACATCGGCTTATGTCGGGTTACTGGAAGTGCAAGTTGCGGAGGATAACCGACCATGAAAGATTTAGCCGATGTTGTTGACAGTTTTGGTCAAAAGGTAGTTAGTGATGTTCGCAACGAATGGGGACGTTTCCCTTTTGTAGACGGTGCTAGTGAAGCTAGTTTTCGCATAGTAAAGAACGACGGTAATCGCGTTGTGGGGCAACTGGCAGCCAAAGGACAAAAGATGTGGGTTCTGGAGCATGGTAAAGGTTCTCTGATGGATGATGAAAGTGAAAACCCAGATTTATCTGCATATAAGCAAAGTGAGATCTGGAACAAAGAGAGAGAGAACAACGAAATCCGTACCAGGGCAAAGGGTGTTTACTACGATATTGACGGAGTTCCACACCAAGGTTCAGGCTATGGTGCGCCACATGGTTACGACGCTGAAAAGACTTTGAAAAAACCGATACTTCCTATTCCACCACAACATATTATCAGAGATAACATCATGGCGACCTCTGATACATCAGCGAGAATCCAACAACTGGAGCAGGAAATAGCTGAGTTTATTGGCCATGAAATTGACACTGCAATAGAGGTAAATCGAGGATGAACGCTTTTAAATATACGGATGAAATTAGTGCGGTTCTTACTAATGACACCGAAATACTTAATCTGCTAAAGGTTAATACAAAGAGCCTCGCTTCTTATTCCAAGAAGTTCCGTAGGCGCGACCAGCAAGTGGATGAATTTGAACCAACAGATTTAGACTTTATCGCTTTTTATTTTGTCGACGCTGACCAGACGCAGAACGCTTATATGAACAAGGGCTTACTCAGAGTAGAAATCTACAGTAAAACAAGAGCAGCAGCTTCTAAGATAAGAAATCGGGTTGTAGCACTGTTACATGATAAGTTTGACCTGCGAGTGGCCGCGGAAGGACAGAAAATCAGCGGTATCAAAGATATATACAAATATCGGTTGGAGTATACTCCATTGATATTCAATTAAATCACAAGGGCAAAAGCCCTTTTTTATTTGGAAAGGATGATGTGAATGGCAAATATTAACAACATCGTAAACAAGGGCCTTCTGCTTCATGGTATTGGTAAGGGCGTTTTCAAGACTGTTACTGATAAGGTACTCGAAGTAACCACTGCTCAGACCATGAAGCTGAATGTTTCCGCAACTTCCGAGGACCAGTACGGCGGTGACTCTTTGTTCCCACTGTATACCTTCATCAGCAAGAAGGAAGGTACCATTGAGATTACCAATGCAGAGTTTAAGTTGTCTCAGCTTTCTCTGGCACAGGGTATTGACCTGTCTAAGACTGGTAATAAGCGTGTAAATCGTGTTCTCGTTACTAAGTCTGACTCTAATCTTGTTGATGGTGCTTCCCTGTCTGGTGTTGAGGTAATCGCGGTTGTTGCTCCAGACGGTTCTAACTCCGCTGATGTAACTGTAAGTTCCACTGGTGAACTGACTTGGGGTGCTACTGCTGCCGAGGGTGAGTATGCGGTTTGGTACAAGGCTGACGACGCAACCGCAGTAAAGGCTTCCATGTTGAAGAACGCTATGCCAGAGGTTGCTTCCTTTAACTGGAAGTTCATTACTGAGGCTAGCGATGGTCAGAAGTACCAGGTGGACATCTACGCTCGTCGTACTCGTTGCAATGGTAAGTTCGATATGGAAACTTCTCGCGACAAGGCTTCCACTCCGCAGCTTACTGTTAATATCCTTGACCCTGGTGATGGCAAGGATGACTTTGCAGTAATCACTATCTCTAAGGTAGTTGAGGACTAATCACTGTTAAAATTATGGGCTGGGGTCAAACCTAGCCCATTTTTTTACTATTTAATAATATTATGTAATAGCATAATATTAAACAATTCGATAATAGTGTACTATTACATAATATTGTAAAAAGGAAGGGATGTTCATGGACGAAAAAAGCACAGAGCAGGAAAACACATTGTCCTGCTATAGTATCATCACTGACCGCAACGGAAAGAAGCACCGAGTTTACTCCGCGCGGTTCAAAGACTTACAGACGATTACCGACTTCACAACCAAGTATGAACCTGGACACTTGGATATGTATGCGCTTGCTCCAGTATTGGATGACGATGGTCAGCTTATGTACGACGCTGACGGAAATATTGTTTTCGACAATGGCTTTCAGGATGACCTTTTTGAAATCATTGGCATAGCATTAGACCACCGAGAGTCCCGCGAGGAAATCGAGCAGTGGTTGGACTTTGTTCTGGCAGAGGAAATTATTGTTATGCTTCTCAGTCTTTCATCTTTTAAAAAAAAACAGATGTAAAGAAGGGACAGGAAACTAAATGGCGTAATGTGTTTGCTTCAATAGTTAAAAACACATCTCTCACGATTCACGACATCGAAGAACTGAGAATTAATCAGATGGAAGACCTGCTAATTGGCTTGGGCGAAAATGCAGAACGAGAGGCAGCAGAGTTACGCGGTGAGTCCAGCAGTGAACTTCTGGAGGGTGACGACGCAATTTCAGCGTTATTAGGTTCATAAATCAGCGACAATGCCTCTGTGGGCTTCTAGGAGGCTTATAGAACGATTTTAGGTAATTGCAAATGTAAATTATCGAGGGTCATGCCTTACTCGTCAGAGAACTAACACTGGAGAGCAGGCACATGGCCATCGCGGGGATTTTTGTTAGGAAGGTGATATGACAGTGGCAAGTAATGACAGAACATTGCGTTATAATGTCGAAGTTAGTATAGAACAGTTAAAGAGGAACCTGGAAGAAGGTGTTTCCAAGATTAGGCAAATGGATGACGCATTTGCCAGTCTGAATAAAACTGGTAACAGCGTTGGCGGTTCGCTGAACTTCGATAAGACTATCCGTGATATTGACAAGGTTATTGATGGTTTGAAAATGGTCGAAAATGAGCGTCAAGTCGCTATGGCTAAGAAAAACCACGGTATCAATGATGATATTAACCAGTTAATTGGCGGGACTGCTACTTTATCGAGAATACTCAGAGAACTTAAAACGCAAAAAGAAGTTCTCATGCGTGGTGGCATTGTCAAGAATGAGGTTGACGCTGACTCAAAGACTTTGCAGCAGGTATTGGCGCAGATAAAAGTCGTTGAAGACAAGATAAAGGAAATTAAAAACCTTGACATCAACAAGATTATCGACGCTCAGGCAAAGGCTCAGTTTACCGAAATAACCAATGCTATCAAGGAACAACAGAAGGCCATGGATGCGTATACCAATAGTATTCAGCGTAACAAGGAAATGGCTGAAAGCTATTGGAAAGCTAATTCTGCACGTTGGAATGGCGCAAGTAAGACCCTTGAAAAGTACGGTATTGAACCTATAACAAAGAATCCGTATGAGCAGGGCTATAGTGCTTATCTCTCCAGTAACCGCGACGCTTTCGCAAGTGCAAAGTTAGAGCATTACCAGAACGCTTTAAATGGCTTTTTCCGTATGATGGAGCGCGGAACTCAGCTTACCGACGCTGAGTTACAGAAAAAGACAAATGAACTCACAAAGGTTATCAATGAATTAAAGAGATATGGCTTTGAGGATTTAAAGAACCCTTACCTTGCTTTCAATAAAGCCTCCGAGTTTAACCGCCTTTCTCTCGATAGTCATACTAAGAGTGTAGCCGAAGCTGAAAGGGTATATAAGCAGTTACAACACTGGGCAGACCAGTGGAATATTGCTTTTTCCCGCGGAAAGCAGATTACCCAAGAGGAATTAGAGGTTCAGAAGCGTATTACCGCTGAGTTGGAAAAGCAGCATAGCATTGAATTAACCGGAAAGCAGTTGCCGTACAATAGACTCAATGACTTTTCCGACGCAAAAGAATGGAATACGGCTTCTGCTATGGCAAAGAATAACTCTGCTATTGCAAATATTGAAACCAAGAATAATAACATTCGCTCGTATGAACAACAGATTTCACATTTGCAAGCTACTTGTGAGTCATTGTATACCACTTATCGCAATAATCCGACAAAGGAAAATCTGACTGCTTTTGCGCAGACCCGCGCAGCATTGCAGAAAACAAAGACTGAATATGATTTATATGCTCGGTCCGTTGAAGGTGCTTCAAGGACTATGGCAGAGTTCGGGCGTAAAGCTATGTCACATTTCCAGTGGATAGTCGCAGGTTCAGCAATTCAGCGTATAACAGATATGTTTACCAACCTGGAGAACGCCTTGACTTCCATTGATTATAAAATGGCAGGTATACGACAGGTTATTCCGTCTATCGAGGCTAATCCTGAGTTATTAAAAAATGGCGAGGTGGATAGATACAACGAAGAAGTAAAAAAAATGAACGACGCTATGACGGACTTTATTCAGATAGGTGCTGACTACGGTATCGCCACTGATGAAGTATTGGAATCCGCGCGTTCCATCGGTCGTATGTATGGGCAGGGCGAGAACGGTGTTATTAATACCCAGTTATTCACTCGTCAGGCAGCGAAGATGGCAGTTGCCGACGCGTTCTCTATGGAAGAAGCTACAAAGGGCTTAGAGGCAGCAATGTCCCAGTGGAACTTGCAGACCGAAGATACCAATGAACTGATGACCCGCTCCAATGAAATCATTGATATATGGACTAGAACTGCACATAGCGGTGCTGCCAGTGGTCAAGACATTGCACAAGCCATTGAGGTTGCGGGTGCTGCCGCTGCTCAGGCAGGTGTTTCCTTTGGATTCTTTAATGCACTCGTAGAAACTGGTGTCCGTACCACTGCACGAAGCGGTAACGAAATCGGTCAGGCATTGAAATCTTTGTTTGTAACTATGCAAGCACCAAAGGCAGTCCAAGCGTTGGAAGCATGGGGAATACAGACGAAGGAAATTGGAGAAGATGGTAAAGAACATATGCGCTCAATGGAGAAACAGATTTTAGACGTTTCTCTTGCAGTGTCTTCTACCAACACTAACACTGCTGAATTTTTAAAAACTTTGTCCGGCGGTAAATACCAGTATTCCAAAATCTCCGCTATCCTGAAGAACTACAAAGAAATACTGCGTATGCAGGGTGTTCTCAACGATGGTAAGACCCAGGGCTTTGCTGACGAGCAGGTGCAGGTACAGTTAGATACTATTCAGCGTAAGTGTCAGCAGATAAAATCTGAGGTTACCCAGATTATTGCGGACATTGGTAAAGACGGTGGTTTCGCGGCTTTAAAAAGACTTGCCGATATAGTAAAAGATGTAACCACTGGTATTCATGCGATGAACGAGGCAAGTCGCAACGGCAATTCTAATTTATTGTCTATGATGACCACTGTAGCTAAGGTTGTGACTCTTTTAGGTGGGCTTAAAGCGGTTTCAGTAGGAGCTACCAATATATTTGCCAGAGGTTACGGTGTTTACAGTGCATATCAGCAGATAGATAAGTCTGGTGTTCCGATGGGACCTACTGGTGCGATAAGGAACATTGGTAGCAACTGGTGGGAGAATGTTAAAAAGCAGGGAAACGAAAAGGGTGTTTCCAGGGCTTCCGAGTACCTTGCCGATAAAACCAATACTGGTGGACTCGCGGAAAACACTGTTAATACCAATGCCAATACCTCTGCAAAAGAAGCTAATGCCACTGCCGAAAGAGTTAATACCGTTGCAGTCAACGCCTCTACTAATGCTTTGAAGGTTCATACTGGCGCATTAAACTTAGATACCACCGCACAACAGAATAATGCCAAGAGTAAGACTGGCGGTAGCGTTGTCAAAGCAACGGAAACCGCGTCTACCGAGGCTTCTGCAAAGGCTCATAGAGATAATGCGTTGGCAGCAGAGCAGGACGCAGTTGCTACGAATTTAGCAGTTGTTTCAGCAAATAAAGACGCAGCGGCTTCGACAAAGGAAGCTACGGCAGAGGCATTGTCATCTAACGCTAAAAAGGTTAATGCAAGCAATAGTAAACTTTTGACTCTCGCACAGAATCAGCAGAATGTTTCCATGGTGACTGGCGCAGCCAACGCTAGGAAAATGTCGGTCGCTGCAAGAGCATTGGCAGCCTCTACTAATTTCCTTACTGGCTCAGTCAGAGCATTTAACATTGCACTGGCGGCCTTGGGTGGACCAGTTGGAATAGCAGTTACCGCGCTGACAGTTCTTGGTCCTATGCTTCTGATGGACGCTTATAACATGGGTGAGGCAGCAAATGCCACTGACAAACTTTGTGATAAGTTCAATGAGTTGTCCGACGCTACTGCACAAAATTTTGACAATATCAAAATGAGAGGCGAAGCAGTTGAATCCCTTATTGAATCCTATAACAATGTAGCTGATTCCTTAGCTCAGTGTACTGAGGGTTCTGACGAATATCAGAAGAAGCAGGAACAGTTAAAAGACTTGGATAATACCATTGCTCAGGTAATGCAGGAAAACACTGACCAGTTCAAAGAAAACGGTCGGTATAAAATTGAAACCATAAAGAAGTTCAATGATGAACAGGCTCAAAGCACTATTCAGCAACAGAAGAATAATGCTGAACAAGCCCAGTCAGCAGTGGAAACCGCGAAAAAAGGCTTAGAAGCTATCGACGAAAGAATTGAAGGTTTGCAAAACGAACTGAACTCGATTCACTCTGTAGGCAAGGCTTATAACTGGTTAAAGTCTATCATTAGTGATACTGAGTATGCCGAAGGGAAAAGTGCTATTGAAGCGGCTGATAATATGAAAGCCACGATAGAACGATATTACGCGGGAAACAATGCTACTACGATGGTAGATGATTTCAACATTTTTATAAAGGGTGGCATTGAAGGGTTTAAAGAAGCTGAAAAGACTATGCGTCAACGCGGAGAGAAATTTATAGAAAAAGCCCGTGAACGAGCAAAAGACAACGGTGATGATAGCATTGTCAAAGCAGAGATAGAGCGCGTAAATAAGGAACGGTCTTCACTGGAACAGAGTATTGCCAAACTAGAGGAAAACGCTGCTCAACAAGCCTTGAAAGTTGTTGAACTGCAACAACGCCAGGAAGAAGCTGAGAAAAATCAGCAGGAAAAAGATGTGGACGAGACGGACTATGACCTTAAAAAAGGTAGAACTTACAATGATAGGGATAGTGACCGTGACAAGAAAATCGAAATAGACTATGATGCCGATGAACTCTCCAGAGCCATTCACGAAGCAGCCTCCAGTGAGATAGCTAAGAAGTATGGCATTACTGAACCATTGCTTAGAGCCATTGCGGCCCGTGAGTCAGGCGGTGACACTACGATAAGGCAGTGGAATGAAGATGAAAGTCTTGTTCAGAACGGCTCCCATCTTGGTATGTTCCAGGTTACCCAAGCTGACGCTGACAGATTTAATACTGGTGATATTTCCGTGCCGTTTAACAATGCTATGACTGCGGTTACCTTGTTAGCCGAGAAGTTAGACGCTACTGGCAACTTGCATAACGCAATTAAAGCCTACGGTGAAAACACAGATGAATATGTTAAGCAGGTGGAGGCTAACCATAGGGCGCAGTTGGATTCCTTCAAATTCGATAAGAATGACTGGGGTACTCCGAATAGCTATAACACCGATGTTCTCTCAGCAGCGAAGCAGGAACTTGGTTTACCTTACGGTGGCAGTTCTTGGCGCGACGAGATGGAAAAGGTTTGTACCACTTTCATTCAAAAGGCTCTTATCGACGCAGGAACAAATTTGGAAACCGTTGAAAACTTGTCTGCCGATGCTAATAACTGGTCAACCGCAGCAGGTTACGCTTTCCATCCATATTCCGAAATTCAGTCCGGCGAATACAAGGTTAGAGCGGGTGACATCGGTTTGACTAACATTGACGAATCGGGTCACGCGGGTCATGTTATTCTCATTGGCGAAGATGGTCAGGGTTATTATGCCAGTGGTGGTAGCAAGGGTGTGTCTGCTTACTATGACACTAACTGGGAAACCGCTTTCCGTAACGAGGGTGGTGGCATAGAAGGTGTCATTAGTATCAATGAATTATCTGGAAAACCTTATACTGTCGATGGTGGGACTGGTCGCAAAAAGCCAAAGAGTATCAATGACTTTAGAGCAGACCCATTCGCAGAAGTCCAGTATCAGCGACAGATGGCCAGTGAAAACGCAGAACTTTCACAGAGCATGGCAGACAGTGACGCGTTCTTTAACGGTGGTGTAATCAACAAAGCAATGATGATGGCCACAGTAGAGAACATGAAATTGGCAGCTATCGAAATGGAAAAGGAAATGCTTCTTACACTGGCAGACTCAGTTAATGCCAATGTTGACGCATATCTCCAGTCACATTCTAACATCGGTAATATGTTGAAGAAGCGCGGTCTGACTTGGGAGCAGTTGGTTCCCGCGGAAAGACAAGCGTTGGCTTCTTTGGCAGACGATGAATCTTTTGTTCAGCTTGTGAAAAACCAAGAGGAAATCCGTAAGAAGGTGCAGGAAACTACACTGGAGTACGAAAAGCAAAAGCAGGTTTCAGCGCAAGCCGAAGGTTATCTCAATGTAGAGCAGAGAGAAAACTATAAGATGGATCGTATGGACGCGGAATACGAAGCGCAGTTTGGTTTGACTGGCGATGAAGCAGGGACAGAGGCAATGATAGTAGCGCAGAAGAAAAATGCTATTCTCCAGGAGCGTTTGGAACGTCAGAAGTTGGAACTTGAAAAAGCTAAAGCTGAGGGCGACCGAACCAGGGCAGAGTTACTTGCACAGCTAACCGAGGACACTGCTAAGTTGGATGAACTCATTGCAAAGCGCGACGCGGGGGATACCAGTACCGATTTGGCTGATAACATCAATGCTAAAACCGCTGCTTTGAAGAAGTTGCAAGCTGACTATATCAGTGCAACCGAAGTCGGAACAAAGGCAGAACGGGAGGCACAGTTAGCTATTGACCAGACCACTAAGAAAATCATCGAAAATCAAAAGACTATTAAAAAAGTTGAACTCGAATTGAAGTCCACTATTACCAGTGGTATTCAGACGATGTTCTCCGATATTCTTTTCGAGGGTAAGTCATTCAGTGAGTCGTGGCAAGCCCTGTGGAAAAGCATTGGGCAGTTTGCTTTACGTCAGTTATTAATGGTTCAGTTGCAAAAGGTAGGCTTAGGGCTTTTCAGTGATGGCGGTGCTATTCCTGCAAAGGCTGACGGTGGACTGTTAAAGTTTGCCGATGGCGGTCCTATTCCGGGCTATGCTGACGGTGGTAAAACCCCTGCGGGGCTTATCCGTGGCGCGGGAACTGGTCGCTCTGATAGCATACTGGCTTACCTTGCCAACAAGGATAAGTTCGTATTCCTCTCCAACGGTGAATATGTTATGACCGAGGAAGCTACAAAGCGAATCGGTAAAGATAACTTGGACGCTATGAACTATAGCAAGTTTGCCGATGGAGGCTCATTCAGTCCAACACCGTATGTTCCGCAGTTGTCAGCGTCTTCCACTGCAAAGGCGAAGTCCATTAACAAGGCTAACCCTAACGCTCGTATGGAAGAACTTATGCAGCAGCAGACAGACGTGATAAAGAACTCCAAGGATGGCGACGAAAACGGTAAAGTTGTTATTCTGAATACCCAGGCTGACAGTACATCAGTAATGGCGGCCATAGCTAAAAACCCTCGTATGTTGCAGAGAATCCTCGGCAACGGTGGGGGGCATGGCTTCCGGGGATAAAAGTAGGGTAGTACGTGATTTAAAAATTTTTTCAAAAAAATTGGAAAAATAGGGTTGCGTACTACCCCTATTTTTTTATTATATGTGAACTACAAAATAAGGACGGTGAAAGCATGGAAAATATAAATAAATACATTGGTATTAAACATAAGTTCAATGGCGATACCTTTGATGGTGCTGACTGTATAGGCTTATGTAGGCTTTTCTATCGTGAGCATGGATGGCCTGAAACATTTACCGATGGCAGAATCATTGAACACGACTGGGAAAGCAAGGAACCATTGCGTTTATTGTTATATCTCAGAAAATACTTTGATGAAAATAAAGACATATCCAAGTTACGCTTTGGTGATATTGTATTATTTAATATTGGCGGTGACAGTCATTTGGGAATTTACCTTGAATATGGCAAGGTACTGGCAATGCAAGCCCCAGTGCAGGAGGGGAAAACCACATCAACGATTTACCCACGGTCACTATGGCAACATAGCTTTAAAGCGGGGTTTAGACGAAGATGAATGAGTTAGATACCTTTGAATTTAAACCGCATGGCGATGTCAAAATTACATATTCGTGGGACAGTGAGCAGGTTAATTTCCTCAATGGTCATCTCCAAATTCACCGCAGACGAGTTCGCGCGGTAAAGACCTATGAATTGACCATTGCGGGAACTGCTGAAACTCTACTGGAATTACAGAGGTTCTATGACAAACAAAATGGTTGTCTTGGAACCTTTTATTTTACTTACGACGGCATTAAAGAGGTATGTCGATTTACTTCAAAGCTGGACACTACGCACAAAATAGAAGTCCATAAGACAGTCTTTTTTACTGCCAAAGTCGGACTGCGTGTAATTCAGCAAGCGAAGGTTTATCGCGGGGAAAACTTGACTCCGACCTTTAATTTCCCATACACCAATGAAATCAAAGAAACAGTAGACTGGAATACTAAAATGGTGACCATGGGTGCTGAAAGTGCTATGAAGACATACTCAGTACCAATTCATACTTTTTCTTTTAAAATCAGTGGACTCAAAGAGGAACGAGATAAATTCATCGACTTCTATAATTTTTTCGGTGATTTTACATTGATTAAGTTTGCATACTCTGGTCAACCGTATAAAGTGACAATGCCAAAAAGCATTACTATCACTGATAAACGTGAGGGTGGCACTATCATAGGTTATCAGGCGACCATTGATTTAACATCGGTTAATTCAGTGAAGGATTATCAGATAATCCGTAATTTATTTGGCTTTGTCGTTGCTACACCGAATAAATTTGAATTGCAAGAGCGGTATATTTTTGCAGTCGGGGAGAGAAAACAAAGAATAACCGTAAAAAATCCACATACTTTTGTTATTGCTTATAAAAAGGGGTGATATTTATGTCTTATATTCCAGTCGATATGACAGAAGCGAAAGACTCGGTATCATCCTTTTTTATTGAACTGTATGTCTTACAGTTACGCACTGGCACATCGTATATCGCTGCTTGCAATGAGGATATAGTTTTCCAGGGCAAGACTTTCATTGCTATTCCGATAGAGCGCGACGAAATCTCGAAGAGTATGAGTGATTTACAAGACACTACAACGCTTCGACTGGGAGATGTCGACGATGAAAAACTGGCTTATATAATGAATGGCTTTGATTTTCGCGGGTGCCGCGTGACCATTTTTAAAATCCAATATCCCGAAAGTTTAACATCGGGCGTATGTATGCCATTCTTTGTTGGTTACCTTGATGAACCTAGCTTTGCCGATGGTGTATTCACTGTCAAAGCAAAGTCATTCTTTCCGGCGATAAAAGTTCCTAGTCGAACTTACCAGTTGCAGTGTAATTCCACTTTTGGCGATGTCAACTGCGGGTTAAACAAAGATACAAAGCGCGTGGCAGTAACGGCAGCAGAAGGAAGTGTTATTGCGGTGTCAGACTCATTCTCAGATAATTACTGGAAAAACGGAACAATTATTGTCAATGGTGAATCGCGTACAATTAAAAAATCCACTGGAAATTTACTGTATCTTTCATTGTCTTTCATTCAGAGAGGCATTGTCGGAGAAGTAGCAAAACTGGAACGCGGGTGTGATAAGACGAAAGAGGACTGTAGCCGTTTTAATAACCAAGGTTGCTTTAGTGGGTTCCCAGCTATCCCATTTGAGTCTCAGTATAGGTAGGTGATACATAGTGAGTAAAGGTAAAACTAGTAAATTACTACTTTCAATAGCGGGCTTCTTCCTATTTTCGGGAGGATGGGGAATGGCTATGTTTGGTACTACAAGCGGTATTGCCAGTGGTATCATGGGGGCCTCATTGTTTTCTGCGATATGGGGATTAACTCAACGCAATGATTTTGATATGAATGACAATGCTAATGCTTCGGTGACGCGTTTTGACCGTGAGCAGGAAACTATGTCATCTGATGGTGCTATTCCTGTTGTTTATGGCGAGCGTATGTTGACTGGTAATCAAACTTACCATCATACAAATGCCGAAGCAAATATCTTATATAAGCACGTTGTATTTGCCGAGGGTGGTAACGAAGGTATTCTCACTGCTACGGCAGCGGGACTGAACTTACCCGGAACAAAATTAGGCAATGCAGTTTTCTCTGTACAGAACCGAAAATATCAAGACGCGACAATAACGTATTCTGGTAAGCATTTCCGTTTGTATGCCAATGGAGTAACAAAAGAATTTGATGTAAAGAACAAAGATGACTTTTCTGAAAATTCTTCGTTTTGGTCATGGCAGACCAATGTCAGCGACCTCATAGCTTATATCAATAAGATAGGCATGGGATGGGAAGCATTTCCTTTAGCTTCGACATCGAAGTGTTCAGGTGATATTAGTGGAGTACGTACTAAAGACTTTACACCGACGGTTGTAAATAAATCCATTAACTTTAATCAGCCTCAGAATAGTCATATAACAATGGCACAGGTGAAGCAGCCTGGTTATTGGGGACTGGATTCTCAGTTTCATCTTGCAAGTACAAAGGAAATTTGCGGGGAAACATGGTTACGCTTTGAAACTTCTCCTGGTAACGACACACATTCTTGTTACAATCAGCCAGTAGAATTTCTTTTTGACGGTGGATTTATCACAGGGGATGTTAAATTTGACTTCTACGATGGTGATAAACCGTCTAACTACACTGAAACTGGCGCATACCCTAATATGGCATGGGCTGATATAACGCTGCCAGTAAGTAGTAATCTCAACGGTAATCCGACGATAGAAGTACTTTTGCGCGGTCGTAAGGTACTGGACACTCGTATTAATGAGTGGGTTTATTCCACGAATCCTGCGATGTGCCTCCGTGACCTATTGCTTAATAAAACATTTGGCGGTGGTTATTTCCTTGAAGCCGATGACATTGACGAGGATAGCTTCAAAGAGGCGGCCGACTGGTGTGACCATATAGTTACCTATCAGATGGCAGATGGCACTCTGGTGTCCAGTAAACGGTACGAATTGAATATCGTAATTGATTCCAGTCGTACACTGTGGCAGTGGACCCAGGACATCTTAGCTTCATTCTGTGGTTTCCTTGTTATTACAAAGAATAAACTGGCATTGAAAATCGAAAAAGCAGTGCCTATTTCCTATTCCTTCGACGAATCAAAGGTAAAGGACTTGTCCATATCTCAGACATCACTGGAGGAATGTCCGAACCAGTACCGTGTGAAGTTTATTAGTCCTGAAAATAACTGGAAAACTGCAACGGCTATCGTAGATGACTTGGGCGACCAAAGAGAGCGCGGTCGTATCATTGTTAAAGATGTAAACCTCGAAGGGGTTACCAGTCAGTCCCAGGCTTTGCGCTTGGCTCGTTTCTATCGTGATTACAATAAAATCTGCACGGTGCAGGTGTCTTTCAAAACTGGTTTCCAAGCAGCACACCTTGAGCCTGGCGATGTGGTAACGCTGACATATAAAAAGGTTATCCGTGAAATGCCATTCAGAATTACGGAAATCAAGGAAACTGGCGCGGGAGAGTACAGTATTTCCGGTCGACAGTACAATGAGTCTATTTATAACGATGATTTGGGAGCGCGGATGACGGCTTATAACTATTCCGCTATCAGTTATTCCCCAGTTGCACTAGAAGCCCCAGCAAGTATAACCGCCAAAGCAACGCATTATGTTGATAAGAGCGGTAACACCAAAGACGGAGCATATATTTCATGGGTCGGTCGCGGTGAGATTTCTCATACATACAATGTATATTCCTCTGCCGATAAAGGTAAGACTTGGGATTTCATTTTAAATACGGCTGATACTCACTGTGATATAACTGCGAAGCGCGGGTCAATCCTTCGTTTTGCCGTATGTGCAGTTCGTGGTGAACGCAGTTCCGATAAAGCTATATCATCTGATATATCCATTGACGCAGCCGATGAAGTACCAGAAGTACCATCTGGGCTAGTTATCCTTGTCAGTGGTCAGTCAATAACCGCGACTTGGCAGAAGAATACCGAGAGTGATATTCGCGGTTATAAGGTAATTCACAACGGTATTGACGGTGGCATTATTACAATGAACAGTTATTCCTTCGTCGGAGTTAATGGTCTCAACAGTTTCAGTGTGCAAGCCGTAGATTACGCAGGTAATGTATCGGAAAAGGTTAAGGCAACCTGTGTATTGGATTTGGCCCCTGGGGGAATCCATGGGTTGCAAGCCCAGTATGGCAATGGTTATATATTACTACGATGGGACTCTGCGACAAACGCTGACTATTATATTGTCGAAGGTTCTTATTGTACGGAAGTCTATGGAACGACATTACTAATCCCTAATATTAACAATGGCTCTTACACCTATAGTGTATATGGTATGAATAGTAATACCAAGGGAGAAGCAAGTGTAATTTCGATAAATGTTAATGATGATAATAACAGTAATACGACTGTTGTACTTACGACTGACTTACTAGTCGGAGGTAATTGCAGGGAAAATTGTAAGATAGTAAATGGTAAATTAGTGAAAACAGAACAGGAGTGATGTGTAATGTCAACTTTAATTAAAATTTATAACGGAACTGTAACCAGTGGGGCAAAGGATGGTGCTGAGGTTTCTGTAGAAGGTTCTCAGGTCAATCCGGTAAGCGTATCTCTGAATGCTGCAAAGGCAGAAACAAAGGCCATAAAACTGGCAGTGCGTTGTGATGAAGGTTATAAGACCACTGAGGGTGAAGTCACTGAGATTTCCGCGTATTACTATGATGGTACATCATATAATGCTTCTGGTGGAAATATTGGTAAGTGGCAGTTTGCTAAAGACGAGGGCTTTGCTGACGCTGCTACTGCGATAAAACAGGCCGTATGGGGTTCTAAGCTGACTATCAATGATGTTATTGGCGATACCAATGTTATCTTCTGGGTAAAGGCTTCCTCTGATAAGACTGAGCTACCTAGTAACGATACCTCCACTGCTTTACACCTTCATGCCGTCGTAGAAAGTGTGTAATCTATGTCTTTTACTTTAGCTAATACGAACCACCCGGAGTTAATTAATAGGTTCAAATGTACTACGCGTGATGACGCTATTTATCCAACTTCGATAGTAGAGATACCATTGCCGACCCCTAGTTACCACTTGTATATAAAGATGGATATAAAGGTTCGCTCTGGCAGCGATAATGATAAAGATTCAAAATATGTTTTAAGCACTAATCGCTATAATATTTTGAATTGCGACCTCTTTAAACAAGACCAGATATATGCAGGATTTAATATCCCAGTTATTTTAAATGAATGGCATACTTTTTACTTTGAAATTCATGATAAAGAAGTCACTGTATATATTGACGGAGTATATAAAGGGAAAGCTACTATATCCACCGTTAATTCAGATGGACATAAGAGTATATTATTTTATAGCGATGTAAGGTATCGCAATATTATTATATCTGACCAAAAGTTTTCTCTTGGTGCTATGCCTATAGAAATTCCAATAAACTCTGTTACTGGTTGGGACCCTAGTGGCGAAAATAGCTATGCAGCTGATAATAATGGACAGACTTGTTCTCTTACTTTGAATGAAGCAAAGATAAATGAGTTAAAGAGAAACTATGATATAACTCGTATGGTTTGTTCTGGTGTTATCGAGCGACAAGGCGATAATCTGAATACCTTGGGTATTATGTATGGAGAAGAAAAGAAAAACATCAGTGTTAATGTTGGTGAGCATATATTCTCCGCGGATAACCCTTTTGGTGATGGGAATATTATTCATTTGATAGCGAAGAAGGTGTAAGTAATGCTTTTTTATACTAAGAATGACATAAATATGTTCGACAGAAGTTCTGGAGGAAAAGTCAATGGAAATTATATGTATTTAAATAGTAGTGCCAGTGCTGCCATTAAGAAATTCCCTTCGGAATTGAATGACTTTTGGCTTTCGGTTAAAGGTTATAATAATGTAAAAGCTGCGCCTCTCCAATTTAATATCGTAGTTAATTGTGAAAACGGGAGCACTTGTAACATCAGTTTTAAAAGCAATTCAAACGTATTAATGCCTACTGGAAATAACACTACGTTGGAAACCAAGTTTACGAAAAATTTACCGTTGCTATATGTTTGGCATACGTATCGAATACACTGTTGGATAAGTGATGAACCAAGTACATTGCATTTCTCTGCTTATTTAGATGGGCAGCCTATGGTAGATAATGTGGAAAGCGTTGCTACAAGTACGGGATTTAGTAGTTTTGCCGAGTTAAAATTTCAAGTTAGTCAACAGTATGACCAATATTGTTTCAAGGATGTTATTATTTCTGATAAATTCTTTGGTGAGTCAGCACTTATCAAAGAAATCCCTATTAATAAAATAAATAACTGGAACTGTGATTCGGACACTGGGTTTTACTATACAAGTCAGCTAAATCACGAAGGAACACTTGTAATTGACTCTTTATCCTTGGCTGATTTAGAGAGGTATAATGTTATTTCCACGGCTATCAGTGGCAAAACAACCCGCGAAGGAGAAGATATTAAAGCCATTGAGTTTAGTATTGGAAATAAAAAGGTAAGTGCTGAGGTTAATTATGGCTTAACTCCGATTAGTGTTGACATTGGAAATGATTTATCAACGTTATCTAATATAACCATAAAAACAAAGGGGTGATAAATTTTGTTGTATCTTAATAAGAAAAATTTATCTCGCTTTACAAGTTATAGGAATATCAAAGAAAACGACAAAGAACTTTTTTCTACTTCTTCGTGGTCATATTCGTATGCAGATTTTGTTTTCTCAGAACCAGTGCAGAATGAAATATGGTGTTCCGCTAAAATGTATATGTCTAATACACTGTTGGCAAGAATAGGCATAGGCGTTTTATTTAGCGGTGGTGGAAGTGGTATATTAAGTTATGACGGTGACACTTTTTATATACCATATGCCTCCAACGCTACAACAACTTCTGCGTCATTAAGTAATGGAAGTGTAAGTAATTCTTTGTTATGTCCAAACTCTTACAATAAGGTTATAATACACGCTTGGGTTGACCCTGACGATAACTGCAAGCTATGTATGCAAGTCTTTGTAGGAGAAAAGAATATACAAGGAAAAGCCACTGCGGTCCGGCGGTGCATAGGTAAACAACCTATTGTCGGTTTTAATAAATTTAGAATCGGTGGGAATAGTAATGATTCGTCATCAGTATATTTTAAAGATATTATTGTGTCTGATAAAGAAATTACCGCAGGTATGCAGATTGAAGAAATCCCTATAGCTACGATTAACGGATGGGCAGCAAACGACGACAATTCTTTTACGGCCACAGAATTTGACACCGAAGGGACGTTGATTCCCGACGCAATAGCTATCGCTAAACTCAAAGATTATAATATTCAAAACTCTAGCTTATCTGGGAAATACTTGCGTCAAGGCGATAGTATTAAAAATCTTAATGTCAAGGCGGGTACAGTCGAAAAGAATTATCCACTGGATGTTGATGTTACCAAAGTCTTTTCACAGGAATTGGGAATAACCGATGTTGATATATTATCTGCGATTACTATTTCTCCAAAGGGGTAAATAACATGGCAGGTATTGATAATATCAATGTTAAGGATTTAAGTATAGATGTTATTGGTCAGAGAAATTCAATGCAAGTCTCTGACCAAACACTTAATATCCTTTACAAAGAAAAAAATAAGGCTGTTTTAAATGGTAATCTCATTGCATTGTATCAGCAGGAAAATTGTTTAAATGTGAATATGCCATTGAATTGCCAGATATTATATACTCCAGGTAATACTTTATATGTATTGCCAGGTCAGTTTAAATTAGTGGCTTTGGTTACTAATGTGCAACATACGGTTGATACCAAGTTTGACGGTAAGAGGGTTATAGATAATACTCCTATTGCCGAGGGTTTCACTACGACTTCTCAGGGAAACATTTTATATAATCCTGGTAATGCTACTGCGTTTACTGTGCCTTCCGAAGAGGGCGACTACAAAATAAATACTGGTGCAGCATATAGTAAGCATGGACAGGCGTTGTCTTTCAGAGACAATCCTTCGATAAGCCTCGGTGAAAATATAACCGAGGTTTTTTTATCGTGCAATATCTATATGTCCGACGCAAGCAGTTTTGGTATTTACGCAGGAACTATTGACAATGAGCATGGTCTCACCGTTACAAACGGTGAGATTTCCCAGGCGAATTTCTTAGACAAAGACTTCCCACGCAACGCTATAGTACCAGTGAAAATACACTGGAGCGTTGATAAACGTCAATATGGAGATTTAGGTATTAACGGTACATTAACTATTAATATAAATGGCAAGAATGTACTGGAGAAAAACAATGTTGATATAAGTTCTACTTCTTTATCTAACATTGTTTTCACGGGAAGCTATGATAAAGTATGGGTATCTGACATATTAGTAACTTCGGATAATATTATTGGCCGTGAAGTTTATGGTAATCCAGAGCATATTATTATAGGTAAAAAGCAATACAATTCTATTGTTAATGCGTCTACTAAACGCCATCTCGCGGGGAACATTAATAATAACTGTGATACTTTACGTAAATTAGTTGAAGTTCAGACGGTTAATAAAAACTATGATACCCGACGTGTTATCGGTAACACTGTGGATAGTTACCATACGATACTACGGCATATATTCTCCACTGTCGACACGGAGTTTAGTACGGCAAGAGTGTTGTATTCCGGGAAGCAAACCGTTGACGATAGCTTTACTATGCTTCGTAAGATAGTGTTGGATATTCCTGCTGACTACGATACAGTACGGAAACTCACTGGTAATATTACGGCTGACTATGATACCCGACGCTCCATCAGTGGGCCAGTTGATTTAAACTGGCGCATGACAAGGGTTATCGAAAATGGATTATTCCATATCTGTAATTTTAGCTTTGATACTCGACGTGAGGTTATCAGCCGTCCAACGCCTACCGAGGGATATTATGAATGTAAGGAAATAGATTTAGGCTATGAATACTACGTTGGTGCAGCACTGGAGATAAAAGGAGCTGGTTATGCGCAGATACGATATGCAAGAAATGACCATAAGTATGGTAACTATGAACCGTATAATCCGCGCTTTGTAACCTGTCGTTATATCCAAGTTCGCCTTGTTGTCCGCGAAACCATTGAAAAAGCGGTGGCGACCATCGTTTCTCCTGAGCAGGAAATTAATATAACCAAGGATATTCCAAAGGAAGGTACGACGGTATCATACGGAACGCGGTTCTATACAGTTCCTTCGATATTCCCTTCTTACACTGACAAAAAAGTAGTGGTTAGTAATATAACCACCACAAGTTGTTTTATTAAACTCACTGATGAAAATGGTAATACCGTTAAAGGCAGTGTAAGTTTATTGATAAGGGGGTGATACCGATGACTGATGACCAGGTATTGAAGTTCTACGAGAAAATTTCTGAGATGTCCGAGAGAATAGCAAGGGTGGAAACTATGCTGAAAGAACGACACGACGAGAGTATACGCGTGGCAGAACTGTTAAATCTCCACGACGAGCGTATATCTAAATTGGAAAAAAGCAATGCTAAATTCTTTGGCTCCAAAGAAATTATTGCGTGGGGCGTTGCGACCGGAATTGGGATTTGCGGGGTGATTTTCTAATGACAATAAAACAAAGAGTGAAGAACTTTGGTCAGTGGGCTGAACGAAACCACATGGCATTGATTTACGCAGCAGGAGCCTTAGTGCTTCTGCTTTTGCTTTTATGGACAACTTCTATATTGGCAGGGTTTTGGCTGAGTGGTTTATGGGGTTATAAGTTTGAACTGGGCGTTGGCAATAGCGGTATTGCAACCATTGCTACTGCGGGGGCTACCATCTACGGTATCGCCAGAGCAGCACAAGCGAAGTATGCAACGGACAGTAAGTACAATTCCGCTGATAAGACCGAGCCATATCGAAAGGATGATGTGTAATGATTAAAGGGATTGATGTTAGTGAGAACAACGGTTACGTTGACTTTGACGCGGTAGCAGCTGCGGGATATAAGTTTGTAATCGTGCGTTGCTCCTACGGTAAGAACAGTCGTGATGAAATGTTCCTCGACAATGTGAACCGCGCCCATGCCGCGGGTCTGCTCGTTGGTGCTTACCATTACGACTACAGTCTTAATCCGTATGAAGCAATTTTAAATGCCAAGAATTGCCGTGCAGCCATCGAGGAAGCAGGGGTTCTTCTGGAATTGCCAGTGTTTTATGATGTGGAAGACGCTGACCATTGGAAAGCTAACCATGGCTTTGATTTCAGCGCAGAAAATATCAATGGTATGTGCCGGAATTTCCTTGACACTATCGGTCTAAACTGCGGTGTATATGCGTCCGAGTCTTGGTTTGACAACTATATCGACTGGCAGGGGCTTGGTTGCTCCGTGTGGAACGCAAGTTGGCTCCCGGGATATAACCCTGAGCCAGTACGGAATGGTACTGATGGTATTGAGGGCTATATGTGGCAGTACAGTGAGAAGGTTGTCATTGATGGCAAAGAATTTGACGGTGATGTAATCTATGGAGTTGACTAAGAATGAGAAAAAGAAACTTGCTAAGTATACTGGCTATGCTATTGGCATTGCAGTTCTGTTGGTTGCCGTGTGGTTCTTGTGCTTCTACGAGCCAACCGCAAGGGACAATAGCGATGTCAGTCGAGGATTTCAACGAACTGCGGATGACATTGAATCAGTCGAAAGAAGCATTGATATTAGCAAGGACGCAACTGACCGAATCGAACAAAGCATTGGCAAATGCGAAGATGGAGTTAGGGCAGTCGAGCAGCGAAATAACAATGCTGAAAGAGCAATTAGCAGTGCAGAGAGAAGCAATAGCGACGCTACAGACTCAATTAACCGAAGCCTCGAACTCATTGACCGCTGCCAAGAAATCCTTGGCAGATACGAGGAATAGCGTAGCTGAACTGGAGAAAGCCCATATAGACAAAGAAAATTCCCTCCGACGACAGAGGGATGGATGGAAGTGGGGCGCAGTAGCCACGGCTATATTCTTTGGTTTTGCATTTTAAATTTATTGGCCACTGGGGAATTTTCCTCGGTGGCCGTTTTTTTATTTATAACACCAGTTTAAATATTTGACACACTAATGTAACAAGTGATATACTAATGTTACACTAGTGTTACAAAAGGAGGAAATATGCAGTACATAAAATTTACGATTAAGCCCCATCGCGGGAAACCCGTGGAATATGCCAAAGGTTATCGCAATACCGACCGACTTCCACCGTGTCCACATCACTGGTCATTTTTGGAACATCCAGATATTGACCATATCACGACAGAGTTTTGTACATACGCGGAAAAGTACAAAATTGCGCGTCGTCACGACTGGGTTCCGTACTTAGACTTTATCCTGACACTGGAAAAGCTGAATACTGGAAAGCTGAACGCAGGAGATATTACATAGCAGAAGCTATGGCTATACCACGAAGAAACTTATTAAGAACTTACTATCGTCGCTTATACGCGGTCTGAGAGCGTGTGAGAGGCATTGTAGGGTAAAGATAAACAAAAGGAAGCATATTGGAGGAATTATGGACGCAAAAGAGTTTATTACCAAGTTTGACAACAAGGAAGGTTTCACGGAAGACGAATTGAAGGGCATTGCTTATTATGGCATGAATGGCATTGATAATTCTTGGGAAAAAGAAGGAGCAAGCTATCGGTGGGAGAGAGCAATTACCACGATTATACAGATTGGTAACCGTTACTTTGCTATTCCGTGGATGAGGGGTTTAACAGAATGCCAGGAGGATTCATTCTATGACAAACCTTACGAGGTTAAGCCAGTGAAAAAGACCATTGTTGTTACTGAGTATGTGGCGGTGGAACAGTAATGACATTAATCGAAAGAGCAAGATATAAACGTACGCAAAGCATAGAAAAAATCGCAGCCGAAGT